CCCGCCGAGACCATCGCAGGGGGCGTATTCAAACCGAGAGTGGCGGCGGGTTTTTAAAAACTAACCTTTTTATTACAAATAAAAATATTACAAATAAAACTATTACAATTATGACTTGGAAAGAATTAATAAACTGCGATTTTTGCCTGAAAAGAGGCAGTTGCAAAGTGATAAATGACTTTGTTATTGTTTGTCAAAATTTTGAATTTATAAATGAACTTAAACCCGAATGGGAAAAGGCGTGTAAAGATATAACATTTTAAAAAGCCAAACATTGTGGTTCCGCTAACAAGCATAAATGTGTTCAATAACAAAAACAAAAGGCAGAAATAAGTAAAACCTGAGTACTGCCAACTTCTGCAAAAGATTGAAACCTTTTGCAGAAACAAAAAAAGCGAAATGCTTTAAAAATTAATCAATCTAAAAAATCTAAAAAAATGAATACAATAATCACAAAACACAGTGTAGAATTGGCTAAACAGGTCGCCGCAGACGGACTATTGACAGCGGAGGCGTGGCACAAATCTACACTTGCACAAAAACCCGCACAAAACGAAGTGTTTGTGAATAAGTTTGCAGATAACAGCCAATATGTTCCAATTTCAATTATTGAGGACAAATTAGATGAGTTTTTTGTCGGTTTGTGGCAAGTTTCTGATTTTAAATATCAAATTGTTGCAAACGAATTAATTGGTAGTTTGCAGTTAAAAGTTTTCCACCCTATTGCACAAATTTGGATTGAGCGCACGGGTGCCGCAGCCGTAATGATAAGGCAGAAAAAAGATGCTGAAATTACAGATGTAAATGCCAAAATTAAAAATGCGCTTGTTATGGACGTTCCGCATTTAAAAGCGGAATGTATAACAAATGCCGCTCGCAGTTTAGGTAAAATTTTCGGGCGTGATTTAAACCGCAAAGCAGATATGCAGGGCAATTATGATACCTTTTATACAAATGAGGTTGAGTATCAAAATACTGCAATAGATTTACAGGAAAAATTAAAAAACTGCTTGAATGTTGATGATTTAGGCATTCTTTGGGACAGTTTAGAGCCGTCCGAAAAACAAAATAATAGAATTGTTAAACTTTTTTCTGCACGAAAGGCAGAAATTAAAATAGGTATATAATATGATACAGGAATTTAATAGTTGGGAAAATGAACGGCTCGGTGTTTTTACCGCAAGCCGAATAAGCGAACTGCTTGTAGCAGGTCGCAGTAAAGATGTTGAGTTTGGGCAGGTTGCACAATCTTATATAATGGAAAAGGTTTGTGAAATCTTAACAGGCGAAACAAAGCCCGAAGCATACTCAAAGAGTATTGAGTGGGGAACAGAAAACGAGCCAAAAGCAATGGAATTGTACAAAAAGCGTACAGAAAAAGAAGTGTCTTATTTTGGAAAAGAAAACCCTAAAATATTTTCACTTGTTCCGACAGCAAACTTGCTTGGCAGCCCTGATGGTTTAATTTTCGGCGAAAAGGTTATTGAAATAAAATGCCCTTATAATTCGGCAAATCACGTTGAAAATTTAATGATGGACGTTGAAACCTTTAAAAAGGAACGCAAAGAATATTACGCACAAATACAGGTTAATATGCTTGTTACAGACACAAACAAAGCCGATTTTGTGAGTTATGACCCCCGAATGATTAATGAAAAATTGCAGTTGGCAATTTTAGAAATTCCAAAAGACAGTGATTTTCAACGTTTCATTTTAGAACGTGTAGAAAAAGCAACTAAAATTTTACAGGAAACAATTAAAAAACTATAATATTATGAGCAACTATTTTAATAGACACGAACTTCCTTATTTTCGTCTTGGCAATAAAAAATATTACAGCCAACAGGAAAAACTGCAACAAGAACAAAAACAACTATTTGCCACTTTTGGCGAAATTATTAACTAAATAAATTTTATTAAAAATGACAACACAACAAAGGCAGTAAAATATGCCGATGCCCTTTTAGAAGAATTATCAAAAACAGAATAAAAATGATTTTAGACCTCTCAAAAATACTCGACCACGGCAAACTAAAAATTGAATTATCTAATAATGATTTTAACGTTTTACTTGAAAATACTAAAATTAATTGAATTATGAAAGCACAAACAAGATACACAATAAACCTTGACGGCACTATTGAAAAATGGTGGTTGGAAAAAGATTTAGGCAGCGAAATAGCGTTGCGGAAAGTCCAAAACCCAAAAAAATGGAATAACGGACTGCATATTTTTCCAAAGGAAATTGTTTTTGAAAATCGCCACGAGGCAAAAAGAAATTTAATATTAACTAAATAAAAATTTAATCATTATGCAATTACTAATTAACAAAATCACTATTTACAAAGGTGATGAAAAGATTATTATTAAACCTGACAACAAGGTTATTCACGCTCTCGACAAAGAGAGTTTTCGTTCCAAGCTAAAAAGGGAACACAACGCAAATGATGTCTATTTTGACATTACGGAACTTGTTTAAAATTTTATCAAAAAAGTATTATGAACTACATTGAATTAATTAATAATTATTGGGAAATGAATAAGGTGCATTTTTTTACACCAAACGAAACAGCCGTTTATTTTGCATTGCTAAATAAGGCAAATTCGCTTATGTGGAAAAATCCGTTTAATCATTCCAACGATTTTTTGAGCATTGAATCTGGGGTGTCTATTCCCACTATTCAGCGTGTAAAAAATTCGTTAAAACAAAAAGGGTTAATTGACTTCAAAAGTGGTACAGGTCGCAGAAATCTAACAGAATTTACAATAAAAGGTAATCAAAAAGGTGCAACCTCTGATACCCTTTCTGATACCCTTTCTGATACCCTTTCTGATACCCTTTCTGATACCCTTTCTGATAAACAACATAAAACAAAAACAAAAACAAAAACTATTATTAAAAAAAATATAATAAAAAAAGTTTTTGTAAAACCGACAATTTCCGAAATTCAAAATTATTGTTCCGAAAGAAAAAACAATATCAACGCAGAACAATTTTTTAATTTTTACGAAAGCAAAGGTTGGTTAATTGGTAAAAACAAAATGATAGATTGGCAAGCAGCCGTAAGGACTTGGGAAAAAAACAATTTTTCTAAACCACAACAACAATCACAATCTTACAAAGAATTGGGAATAAACTATTAATTTTTTTCAACAATGGAAAATTCAAATATTGGCAAAATACCGCCGCAAGCGTTAGAACTCGAAGAGTTAGTTTTGGGAACACTACTAATAGAGCCAAATGCAATAAACAGAGTGAAAAACATTTTGTCTGATGGGGTGTTTTATAAACAGAAACATCAGATAATTTACAATGCTATTCTTGCACTTGCAGACAAAAACGAGCCGATTGATATATTCACTGTACAGGAGCAACTGAAAAAAAATAAGCAGTTGGAAGAGGTCGGAGGTGCGTATTTTATTGCCTCGCTTACATCAAATGTCGCATCTGGCGCACACCTTGAATTTCACGCAAAAATCATTGAAGAAAAGAATTTAGCAAGGAAAATTTTAAATATCTGTTATGAAACTGAAAAATTAATTTTCTCGGAAGATAAAGACATTTTAGAAATTATAAACTTTTTGTCCCAAAGCCAAAATTCACTACAAAAAGACGTGTCTGGCGAGGCAATTCCAATAAATAAACTTTTGATTGATTATGTAAAAAACCATATTGAAATCAGCCAAAACAAAGACAAAGGAATATCAAACTCTATCAAAACAGGTATGTACCATTTGGATAAAAATTTGAATGGCGGTTTTGAAAATGGGCAGTTGATAATCATTGGCGGCAGACCAAGTATGGGGAAAACTGCTTTTGCCCTTAAATTTGCAAAAGAGGCAGCAAAAGCAGGCAATAAAACGCTTTTCGTTTCGCTTGAAATGACTAATAATCAGTTAATCAGCCGTATGATTGCCGAAAATGAGGGAATTGACTTTTATAACCTCAAAAACGCAAATTTAAACCGAGAGGAATTTAAAGAATTTCAGAAAGAAATCGGCAGAATAGAAAATTTGCCGTTAAATTTTATTGATAATCAGTACAGTTTGACAAAAATTTTGTGTTCAATGCAAAATGCGGTTGATAACGGAACAAAAATAATTTTCATTGATTATTTGGGTTTAATTTCGGTTGATAAAAAGTTTCAAAGGCACGATTTGGAAGTTGGTTATATTACAAAAAAATTCAAAGAATTTGCCAAAATAAACAGCGTTCCGATTGTGCTTTTGTCGCAGTTAAAACGACCGCAAGAGGGGGCAATGGTATTGCCGCCAACGCTTTCTGACTTGCGCAACAGCGGCGACATCGAGCAAGATGCTGATGTGGTTATTTTTCCACACAGAACGAGTTATTATTTACTCAAAAACGACCCTGAATTTGAGCGGTTAAATGGCAAAGGTGCATTAATAATTGCCAAAAACAGAGACGGGGAGCGTAATACCGAAGTTGTGTTTTACCACGACAAAAGATTTAAAAAAATCTGGGGTGATGAGTTGTGCAATCAGCCGCAAAGTGTGCAATTTAACAATGAATATGATATAGCGGCATTTTAAATTTTAAACTTTTAAAATAAAAATTTATGAAACGAGAAATTAAATTTAGAGGGAAACGTGCAACAGGTATGTGGGCTTATGGCAATTTAATTGAAATGCCAAAGGAATACATAAAAGGTTGCTGGCAACGGCAATATGGAATTTGCCTGCCCGAAAATGAAAAAATAATAAAAGTAGACTCCGCAACTGTCGGGCAATTTACAGGGCTGCTTGATAAAAACGGCAAAGAGATTTATGAGGGCGAAATTATTACTATAAAAGATTACAAAGAGGAAAAATACGTTAGAAAAATAATAAAATACATACCAAAAAAAGCCGCATTTTGCGCTGCCAATATAACAGAATTACATTTTACTGCTTGGGAGGTATGGCATCCGATAACGCAAAAATATATTAATGAATTAAATTTTGAAGTCATCGGCAACATACACGACAACCCAGAATTATTAACTCAAAAATAAAAATCTTATGACAAATTTAGGAGAAATATTAGGGTATATAAACGAAAATATATGCGGTAAGTTTGAAGTTGAAATAAAACAACTTGAAACAGAAAACCATTATGCAATAATCAAAATAATAGGAGAATTTGAATGGGATTTTCCTTTTATAAATAATCTTTGGAACATTGTAAAAAAAGCCGAATATTGTATGACTTTTGAACAAAATGAAAATCAATTTTTTATAGTAATAAACGAAGATATACCATAATAACAATGAAAGAGCGTAATCTACAAATGGAATGTGTGAAATGGCTGCGGATACAATACCCGCACGTTTGGGTTGGCAACTTCTCAACCGACACCCGCTATGGCGGAACGCAGACACAGCGGGCAATGCAGGGCGCAATAAAAAACAAAATGGGCTACACAAAAGGACTGCCCGACTTGTTAATTATCAAGCCGTCAGGGTTTTTCAGCGGTTTATTTGTAGAGTTCAAAACAGACAAAGGCAGACAAACGCCCGAACAAAAAGAATTTGAAATTTACGCAATATCAAACACTTACGCTTATGTTGTGGTGCGGACTTTGGACGAATTTATGATGTTTGTAAAAAACTATTTTAACGGCAAAAATGTTATTAACTATCAAAAGGAGGTTTGGAAATGAAAAATCTACTTAAAATATTGCTTTTATTCTTGTTTTTCGGCTGCAACAAGCCCGATAGTACATTGTATCAAATAACATATAAAACCACAGCACAGGGCAAAGAAACAACGCACACGGACACTTTTACCGACAGCGCAGTAATAGTGAATAATTATTTAAAATATACAAACAGAAACGGCAATAAAATAGTCGTTTCATCTAAAAACGAAATTAAAATTATTAAAATTAAATCTTTGAAAAAATAACGCAATGCCCGAAGCAGTAATAGGGCAATAAAATAAATTTATAAAAATGAAAAGATTTTATCTTATTTTAAGCATCGCATTTATGGCGATAATGTGCAGCAATAGCGGCTGCGAGGAAACAAACCATACAAGCAAATCTGGTATTACCGAAAAATCTGTATCTATACAGACCGACTTGGATGGTTACACTGTCGAGCAAAGAAA